TCAAGTCAGGGTCCAAGAAAAGGCATGATAACGAAACAACATACTCAAAGACTAAAGGATAGAATCAAATCTTCACTGAAAAAAGAAGAACTTGAACTTCAAGAAGGTCGTCCTTCTCAGCGTCATCCATTAGAAGGTCATGAGTATCACAAAAAGTCTAATGCTGAATTGATTGGTATTGCTAAAGATGCACATGCGGCTGCTGAAGCAATGAAGGGTCACAGTCCACAATCCGAGAACAAATATCGTGACCAGGCCAATGATTCTGCAACAGTTCGTTACTTCCGCCAAAAGAGTGGTATGCCTGACTGGTACAAAAAGAAGTATGGTCATGTCAAAGAAGAAGCTGAACAACTTGATGAGAAGAATGTTCCAACTTCTCCAGAAAAATGGGCACAAGCCAAAGCACAAGCAAAGTCTAAGTTTGATGTATATCCTTCAGCATATGCTAACGGTTGGGCTGCAAAGAAATACAAAGAAATGGGTGGTGGTTGGAAGTCCGTGAACGAAAATACTGATGAACCAAGTGCAGCAGCAAGAACTCTGTCACGTAAAGCACAAATCGTCAGAGATGCTGCAAAAGGTAAAAAGCAAGAACAAGAAGAGGCATCGGACAAGTTTCAAAAAGACCCCGAATTGTCTAGCGATATGCAGAAAACATAAATAAACAATCAAATAGATTTATAGGAGAAAAATATGTCACTTTGGGGAAATGTAGACGCATCTAACAATGCTCCAAACTTTTCAGGTCTGACTGGCTATGATACATCAACTACTGGTGAAAGTTTGGCTAATTCACAGCCATCGTCAGTTTTTGGCAACACATATATGAGTGCCACACGAACAAATGTAGAGTTTGGTGTATTTGGTATAGATACAACAGAAGAAGGTCTGATTACTGATGGTCAACCAACACATGCTGGTTGGGTAGCACGTACTAAGGGTGCGGGTCCTGTCGTATCAGTTTCAGCAAATACGGACGCAGTTGGTCCAGCAGCATCAGCATGTACATATACACTTGTATTGTCTGGTGGTGGTACAAACAACACCTCAGCACAAGTTTCTGTAACAACTGCCGCTACTGGTAGAGTCACAGCAGTTACAGTTACAAACGCTGGTTTGTATACTGGCACACCAACAGCAAATACGTTTGGTAACACAGCATTCACCTTTACAATGGGCGGTCGTAATGGTCGTACCACATTTGAAACCATTGTTGCAATGGGTTCAATGCAAGGTGATGCATCCGATGACGCTATTGCACCTGACGCCTAATATATCATAGCGGCTGGCTTCGGTCAGCCGCATTTATTATGTCATTTGAGAATCTAACTGAAGACAATATAATGTTATATGCCGCAAAAGCCTATGATAGGCCTAATTGCATCATGAGTGAATTTACTGAAGACATGAAACGATTGAATTATCTTAAACGGCTATTCAGACGTTATCATAAACACGGTGAAATGCGTGAACGATTAATACTAAATCATATTGTAGTTTTATACAATATTTTTGGTCCAGAAGTAACAACAAGAATACTATTTTACAACACCAGTGAAGTTGACTATAGTATACTTAAAACATATCTGTTATTTTTAAATCTTATGCCCGAAAAAGTTCGTGGCATTAATGGTGCAGACATCATATCATCAGAAATACCAGTTGATATGAAAGTTGCAGAGGTTCTAAGAAATTTAAAATGAGCAACGAATTTAAAAAAGAATGTGGTGCGGGCTATTATTGGTGTAGCACTGATAAAGCCTGTAAGCCACTTAAAGAGGATGCTGGAGCAATGGGCGCACCCGCGAATGCTGTGGGTGGTGGTGCTATTGCTGGTCTTGGCGTTGGACCACAAGGTGAACCAGGTGTAAAGAAACGCAAAACTGCAACATTCATTTCATTTATAAAGAGAAAATCAAATGTGGCTTCTTAGCATTTTGCCGTCCGGTTTTCTTTTATTCATTATCAATACAGTTTTAATTTGCGGTGCCGTAGGCGCTGTAATAGGGTTTTTAGGTAGTAGACTGCCATTAGTTGGCAACTATGCAAACGTAATCAAATATGTTTCCATAGTATTACTCTGTATCGGTATTTACTGGAAAGGAGGCTATAGCGTCGAGCAAGAGTGGCGTCAGAGGGTGGCTGAATTAGAGGAGAAAGTGAAAGATGCAGAAACGAAATCACAGCAGACAAATGTTGTTATCGAAACGAAAATCCGAGAGAGAACTAAGAGAATCGTTGAGACAAGAGAGAGAATTGTCGAAAAGATTAAGGAAGTGGAAAAAACAATCGATGCAAAATGCGAACTTGATCCCAACGTTGTAAATATTTTGAACGAAGCAGCCAAGAAACCATGAAAAAATTACTTATAGTTTTATTGCTGACTGGCTGTAGCACTACTGTTCCAGTGGCACGTAAGTTTCCTGAAATACCAGATTCATTCAAGAATTCTTGCGCGCCATTGGCACAGGTTAAAGAAGGTACAACCAAACTGAGTGAAGTGATTACGGTTGTAGCCGATAACTATACAGAGTATCATTTGTGTAGTGATAAAGTTGATATGTGGATAGAATGGTATAGATTACAAAAGGAAATTTTTGATTCTGTAAAATAAAACCTGAGGATACACATGGAACTTAAAAAAGAACAACTAAAACAATTACTACCAAAAAATCCATATATTGATCAGTGGCACAAGGCGTTAAGCCAATTACTTCCAGATTATGAAATCAATACACCGCAGCGTATTGCATCGTTCGTTGCACAGTGCGCCCATGAGTCGGGTGGATTTGTTTTTCTCACTGAAAACTTAAACTACAAAGCAGAAAGCCTAACGAAGATTTTTGGAAAATATTTTCCAGATATGGCAACTGCAAAAGCATACGAAAAGAAACCAGAGAAGATTGCAAATCGCATCTATGCCAATCGTATGGGCAATGGCGACGAAGCCTCTGGTGACGGCTACAAATACCGCGGCCGTGGACTTATTCAATTGACCGGCAAAACAAATTATACTTGGTTTGCGGCATCACTAGAAATTTCACCAGAAGAAGCAGCAGAATATACACAAACATTCGAAGGCGCTGCACAATCTGCATGTTGGTTTTGGGAGACAAACAAAATCAATCAGTGGGCAGATAAAGGTGATATTCTCACAATGACCAAAAGAATTAATGGTGGCACCATAGGACTTGAAGATCGCAAGAAACATTATGAACATGCACTTCACGTTCTAGGAGTTCACTAATGAAATATCTAGCATTTCTATTATTACCATTGCTGGTTGCTTGTGAGGAGAATTATCGTTATCCTTGCCAAGATCCAGAAAACTGGGATACAAAACAATGTAAGAAACCATACTGTAGCGCAAACGGAACTTGCCCTGAAGACTTGACACACTACGAAAAAAATAAAAATGGTCAACCTTCACCATCAACACAATTTCAACAAGTTCCAAGTAAAGGAGAATGCAAATGATTAAGGATTTATGGTCAGGAGAAAGATATACAACTGAAGAACTGAATGCACGTTTAAAATTCTTTATTGGTATCGTTTTAGGTTTAACACTTTTTGGTATTGTATTTGTTGTATTGTATAGCCTCATTTTTGTCACTCAGCCAATGAATGGTATGAGTCCTGTTGACAACAAGTTTTTTGAATTGATTATTCCAATTGCCACATTCTTGACTGGCACACTGTCAGGTATTATGTTAGCAGGAGATGATAAAGATTTAAGAGCAAAGGCACTTGATGCTGCGAACAAGCCATACGTGCCACCACCAGCATCTCCGTTGCCACCAAGTGGTGGTTTTAGTGCAACATTTTCATCTACTGTCGCAGAAGTACCAGTTGCAGCAGCCGCAGCATTTGCACCAGCAGTAGCAGCAGGTTTTGGTGGTAAAGAAGCACCAACACAACCACCACATCCAGAACTATGATTAACTTTATAGTCAAAGCACTTTCTGGTGAAGGTGAGCAAAATCCAAGTAGCAAGAGATTGATAACTTTTTTGGCATTCATTCTTCTTGCTACGGGATTTATTGCCGAATTGTTTTTTGAAAAGAAGTTGAACCCACAAACATTTGATGCTATAATGTATATTGTGTTGGGTGGACTAGGATTCACGGCATCCGAAAAATTCATACCAAAGGAAAAGAAATGAAAAAAGAAATTGCGTTAGCGTCAATGATTTTGTTCCTGCTTTTTGCACCACTCACAAATGCAGCATTTGCCGCTGAAGAAAAGAAAGTGTGTGTCAAAGAGTATGACAACAAAACCAAAAAAGAAAAAGAAGTTTGCAAGACAATTAAGGTGCATAAGAAACTAGAAGGCACTAAAATTCCTGACAAGAAATAATGATAGACGGAGAAGTAGCACTTAAAGTGGAAGTTGGCGTTCTCAAAGAGAAAGTCGGCACTATTGCCGACCTCTGTGAGAAGATGGATCGTGTTATTGAAAAACTTGCGGACAACAATACAAACAGTGTCAATCAGATTTACAAAGACATGGACAAACGAAAAGAAGATACCGTAAGTGATATCAAAGAACTTCATTCAAGGATTACCACGACAGACAGAAACCTTTCAGACAAGATTGAATTGACTGAACGTAGAATTATGGATGAAATAAAATCATTGCGTGATCACATTACCGAGCATAATCAAAAAGAAGATGATGATCTCAAATCTTTAATGCAATGGAAATGGATGGTTGCCGGTGGTGTAGTTGTAGTAGCATGGATTATTTCTAACGTTAAATTTGAATACCTGGCAAAGTTTTTTAATTGATTGATTTTTGTGAGTAGTAGTGTTATAATGAATGCATGGCTCTATACATTGATTCAAAATATGTGAGAATGGTGTCTTCACGCTTGCGTAACTTCAAGCAGAAGAATACCAATCTCTGGAACTTCTCATGCCCATACTGTGGAGATTCCCAAACAAACAAACTCAAAGCCCGTGGCTACATGTATGCCAAGGGTAATGATTTATTTTACCGTTGTCATAACTGTGGAGTAGGAACAAATGCAGCCAATTTCATCAAGCATGTTGACCCATCATTACATGGAGAATACATACTCGAAAAATACCGAACAGGTGCAACCAACACGCATCATAGAAAGAGTGAGGTTCCACCAAGAATCATCACCAACCCACCCAAATTTGGTCACATCCAAAAGCGCAGCATATTTGAACATGGGGAATGGCTCAGTAACTTACCAAGTGGACATTTTTGTTTAAACTATGCAGAGAATCGTTTAATACCTGAAGAACATTATGATAAGTTATTGTTCACCTCAAACTATAAAGCATTCTGTGATGCGTTAATTCCCAATCACGATAAAAAATTAATTGAAGATGCACGATTGGTCATTCCATTCTTTAATTATCAGAATGAATTAGTTGCAGTGTCGGGTCGTGCATTGGAGACAAGCGACCGCACACTACGCTATGTTACGTTGAGAACAAATGATTCAGAAAACAAATTGGTGTATGGTATGGATCGTTTGAATTTAGAAGAACGTGTATATCTTGTTGAAGGTCCCCTTGATAGTTTGTTTTTAAAAAATTGTGTGGCATCCGGTGATGCAAACCTTGCATTAACAGTGAAAAATATTCAAGCAAAAAAAATTACCTTGATATTTGACAATGAACCACGTAATAAAGAAGTTTGTAAGTTAATCGAAAATGCAATCAAATCGAATCATGATGTCGTTATTTGGCCTGATAACATAGATGGTAAAGACATCAATGAAATGATATTGAATGGATTTTCGTCTGGCGAAATTCAAAGTATTATAGATAGTAATACATTTTTTGGTTTGGAAGCAATAGCGAAATTTACATTTTGGAAGAAATTATGAACGTGAAATTGGTTGGTGTGACTGCACCTTTTGCAGGTCACAACTCTGCGGAAGATTTGATTGTATACATGGCACGTGTATCAAACCCAAATAATCAGAGTATGACGAAGGGTGACGAGAAGTTAATTCGTTATCTCATAAAAAATCAACATTGGTCACCATTTGAAATGGTCAACGTTGTTATGGAAATAAACACAACAAGAGACATCGCAAGACAAATCTTGCGGCATCGTAGTTTTTCTTTTCAAGAATTCAGTCAGCGTTATGCTGATCCAACAAAAGAGTTGAGTTTTGAATTGAGAGAAGCAAGACTGCAAGATACAAAGAATCGTCAGAATAGCATTGAAGTTGATGATAATGAACTCAAGTCTGAGTGGATGATTAAACAGATGAATGTCATCACTCAGGCTAGAAATGCATATACATGGGCGATTGAGAATGGCATTGCAAAAGAACAGGCGCGTTCAATATTACCAGAGGGTAATACACAGTCAAGGCTGTATATGAATGGCACTTTGCGTAGTTGGATTCACTACTGTCAATTACGTATGGCAAATGGCACACAAAAAGAACACATGGAAGTAGCAACAGAATGTTGGGAAATTATTAGAGATAAATTTCCAAATGTAGTAGCAGCACTAGAAAAATAATAACGGAGAGAAAATGATTGATGTCAGCAGCATTAAAATAGACTTAACTAGGGATGGATTATTTGATGAACTCGGAATCAAAAGATTACAAGAATCATATATGCGAGAGACTGAATCAAGTCCTCAAGAAAGATTTGCATTTGTATCCGCTGCATTTGCAAGTAATAATGCTCATGCTCAGAGGCTGTACGATTACAGTAGTAAGCATTGGCTTTCTTATTCTACTCCTATCTTGTCTTTTGGCCGTAGTAAGCGTGGCTTGCCTATTAGTTGTTTTCTCCCCTATCTTGATGATAGTGCAGAAGGTCTTGTCAATACACTCTCAGAAGTAAACTGGTTATCAATGTTAGGAGGTGGAGTTGGAATTGGCCTTGGTATACGTTCGGCGGATGATAAAAGTGTTGGAATCATGCCACATCTTCGCACATATGACGCATCATCTCTTGCTTATAGACAAGGTAGGACTCGTCGTGGTTCTTACGCTGCATATCTTGATATCAGTCATCCTGATATTATCAATTTTCTAGAGATGCGTAAGCCTACGGGTGATCCTAATCTACGCACACTGAATCTACATCATGGTATCAATATCACTGATGATTTCATGTTGTTGATTGAAAAGTGTATGCTCGACCATGATGCTGATGATACATGGGAACTCAAAGATCCACATACACAAGAAGTCAAAGATAAAGTATCAGCACGTGAATTGTGGCAACGCATCCTTGAAACACGTATGCTGACAGGTGAGCCATACATTCACTTTATTGATACAAGTAATCGTTTGATGCCAGAGTTTCAAAAGCAAAAAGGCTTGAGCATCAAGCAATCGAATTTGTGTTCAGAAATTATTTTACCTACAGATAAACAGCGCACAGCGGTTTGCTGCCTTTCATCTGTAAACTTGGAGTATTATGATGATTGGAAGAGTAATGAACTTTTTCTGCGGGACGTGGCGGAAATGCTTGATAATGTACTTCAGTATTTTATTGACAATGCTCCTGATGCTATTCACAGAGCCAGGTTCTCTGCTGAACAAGAGCGCAGTATTGGTGTGGGGGCTCTTGGTTATCATGCTCTTCTTCAGAAAAAAAATATTGCGTTCGAATCTGCCGTAGCAAAGTCATTCAACAATCAAGTATTCAAACATATTCGTGAAAGATTAGATGATGCAAATTTTGAACTCGGTAAAATTCGTGGTGAGGCTCCTGACGCTGTTGGTACTGGCCAACGCTTTTCTCATCTCATGGCTATTGCACCCAATGCTTCTTCTTCTATTATTATGGGTAATACTTCTCCTAGCGTGGAGCCGTACCGTGCAAACGCCTACAGACAAGACACCCTCTCAGGAGCATACCTGAACAAGAATAAATTTTTAGATAAAATTATTCAGGAGAAATGTAATGCAGACAGCAAATTGGATTATCAAGAAATCTGGTCAAGTATCATTGCAAACGACGGTTCCGTCCAACATTTGGACTTCTTGGATGATTATACCAAAGATGTCTACAAAACTGGTATGGAGATTGACCAACGATGGGTTGTGGACCACGCCGCTGACAGACAACATTACATTGACCAAGCGCAATCCATTAACCTTTTCTTCAGACCTGACGTAAATGTTAAATACCTTCATGCAGTTCACTTTCAAGCATGGAAACAAGGTTTGAAAACGTTGTATTACTGCCGTTCAGAAAAACTAGCAAAGGCTGACAAAGTATCCAAGAAAATTGAACGTGAGATTATACAAGAGATTGACTTGAAACAATTGGCTACTGAGGAGGTCTGTTTAGCGTGTGAGGGATAAATGACATTCGAAATAAACACAAAGAAACCAAAGCCACATCCAAAGCGACCAACATACAAAGAAAAAACTCCTGTTCCGTCAAAAGAGCAGGAGAAAAAAGACAATAATAAAAACAAAGAAAAGTGAAAACAATTGCGTTATTTTTACACCAACCTAAATGTTCGGTTCAATCTGGTAATGGAATCATAAAAGCATTACACCCATACTACAAATTTAAAATATTTACTAAGCATGAACTTGAAGACAATTTTTTTGATGATGTTGATATGGTTTGTTTTCCTGGTGGCATTGGCGATTCCGATAGTTGGAATTATTTACTTAAATCTCATGTTGACGGCATCCGTAAGTTCATTGCTGGTGGTGGGCGCTACTTGGGTATATGCATGGGAGCATATTGGGCGGGAACTGACTACTTTGACATTCTTAATGATGTTGGAATAAGTCAATACATAACTCGACCTAACACAGATACAAGAAGACCACATGCAAAACAAATGAAAGTTACGTGGGATGATAAACCCGAAGAACTTTACTTTTATGATGGCTGTGCAATCTTTGGTGA